GCCTCGTCACGTTGCTCCTCTGCTTGCTTCTGCTGCTCAGCCTGCGCTTCGATCGCCTTGGCGGTCTCTTCGGCGTACCACTTCAGCTGACCAGAAGCCTGCTCGCTGTTGAGCCCGAGCTCCTTGGCCTTTGCCGCGTAGCCATCGACGAGAGCCTTGTCGATCTCCATGCCTTCAGGCAGCTCCACCTTGAGCTCGCCATGGTCGGCCGACGCATCGGCCCCTTTGCCCTGCTCGCCGGCAGCTTCCGATCCTTTGTCGGTCGCCCCGTCGCCACCCAGGATAGACTCGCGCCCACCCCCACCTTCGGCGTTTTTGGCCTCAGCTCCTTCACCACCGCCAGCGGTCGCGGACGCACCAGCGTTGACATCTGCATCAGCTCCCCCGCCACCGCTGTCACCGCCTGCAACGGGAACTCCCGCGCCTGCAGCTCCTGCGTTTGCGTTGCTGGTGTCTGTGTCTGTGGTTGCCTGAGTTGAGCCCATTGTGCGCCTCTGGTGTTTGGGTTGGTGTCTCTAATTTGTACCATGCAAACGCCAAGGCTTACAACAGTCGTTGACAATGCGGGCTGGATGTATCCGAATGGAGACGCCCGTGTAGGTTAGGTGTAGGTTAGGTGTCGCGCACGGGTTTGCGCACACTGGAGGGCTTTGGGCTCAGGCTACGGCGTGACGTCTTCTGCGACAATTCGACGCTCGGTGTCGCGTTGATGCTCCTCAAGCATCAGGAGGTAAGCTCGAGGCTCAAGCTGCTGTAGTTTGACCATCAGTGTCTGGCCAACCGAGCGCATGCCCTCATGCCTAGCGGTGTGCATCGCCAGCTCATGTTTCAGCTCAAGAGGCATGGACAGTTGCCAGAGTCTGCAGAGCTCAAAAATGATCCAATAGGCGACCCTGCGCCCCTCCCTGGTCTCAAGCAGTGTCCGTAGGGCTATACGTAGCTCCTCGTCTGGCATGTCGGGATTGAGTGGTTTGGTCATCATTGCAAGACCTCAGACTGTGCGGCAGCTATTGGCGAGGCGGCGCCAACCATCTGGGCGAGTCTTTCGGGATCGGCGCCGGACAAGTCACGCATGCCGCGGGCTGCCATAACAGCGGCTTCGCCTTCTTCCTTGGCGCGCTGTGCTTGGGCCCTGGCTGCCCGTAGCTGTTCAACCTCTTTGCTTGAGCGGATGACTTCGGGGCTGACCCCATACATCGTTGCGAACTGATCCGCCACGGCGTCGACGTCTACCTTGTCGAGCACCTGGGGATCGATCTGGGAGGTCTTGAGCACTTCCTCAACAAACGCCTGCAGGCCCGCGGCTGCAGCTGTGCGTTGTGCTGTGTGTAGGATCGAAATGAATTCAACCGAGAATTCTGTGCCTGCGAGCTCTTCCGGGGGATCGGGAAGGCGGTTGTTTCGCTCGAGGATCGCATAAAGCCTGGCGATCATCGGGTGGAGGAGGTCGCGCTCGAGGTTCTGGAGCAGGGGCCCAAGCATCAAGAAAACCTCGGTTTTCCTTGCTTGAACCTCTGTCGCTGTGGGCCGTTGCCCTCCTGCCTCCGAGTCGCGCAGTGCGGCTAGCCAGAGGTTTGAATACATGCCGGCGTCAATCTGCCGTTCGAGCTCCGCGATCTCCTGTCTCACTTCGCCGATGGCCCTCGGGTCGACAAGATGCAAAGGACGCACGTCGGCGTCCTCGCCCAGCTCGAGGCGGGTGGTTCCACCAGGAAGCAAATTGACTGACTCAAACGCGCCCTTGAGAACCGTCGGCGGCTCTTTCATCAAGTCGATAATCGTAGCCTTGGCCAACTCGTGGTGCTGCAAAGCCTTGCATGCGCCCAGAATTTCCCACCCGGGCCCTCGCCCATAGTTGTCGCCTGGGTCAATGGACCAGCCGGGGACGAGTGTCGGGAACTCGCGAAACCCTGACTTCCGAAGCCACTTGTCCATGTTCGGGTTTGTCTCCTCCCACCACATCGACGCCCATGGCATACCGTCGACGCCAATCGCGCCGGCCCGCAGTTCGCGGTTGTGGTAGACGGCGCGGATCACCGTGAATGCGACGTTGAACCGGTGCTCGTCCCAGTTTTTGCGCACCATTGGGGAGCAGTTGTCATATCCGAACTCTTCAACGATTTGGCGGACAGTCCACGGGCGGCGCCAAAAGTGGACTTCTGGCTCGCCCTCGATTGACCGATCGACCCAATACTCGCCCCATCGATGCGGGACGAACGTCACCCCGCCGCGATCATCGTCTCGCATGTCGAGCGAGGCAGTGCCAATAGAGCTGAGGTCGGGGTAAACGCTGTTTGCAAGTACATCGTACCAGTTTGATAGCTGCAAGATCTCGAGCATGATCTCCTTGACTTGATCGAGATACATGCGTACAGCCGGCACCTTGCGCAATTCTTTGTTCGAAACAGTGAGCCCGAACCATGGCCGAGCGGGTGACGTGAGGCCTGATTGCATCCCTGCGTTAAGTGTCGCCCGGGCTCGCAACGGGCGCGGGTTGATGATTTCGGCGTCACGGCGGCGCCCATCATTTCGCAGCTCTTTGGCGCTCCCCTCGTCGTGCACGCGGTACGGCGCCATGTGCTCGCCAATCTCGCGAACATCCTCGTCCCAAGTCTTGCGGTCTCGTTTCAGATCCTCGAGACGCTGGCGGAGGATGATCCTGAGCTTGGGTGTCTTGGTGACCATCTTCAACTACCCCCGCCATTGCCTTCAAACATGAAATAGCGTCGACGGCCCCTTGACTCTCGCAACCGGCGCTGTGTTTCGGCCTGTTGCAGCGCAGCACGTTGAGCCGCTGATGGGTCTGTTTGCGGCACGTCTGGGATCTCCGGTGCCTTTGGCGCCTCTGGGGTCTCAAATATACCTAACGGATCAAGGATATTAACACCGAGACTTGCGCCCATAGCTTTGCCGAGTTTTGAAACCCCGCCCCCTAGACCTCCGGCCGGTGCTCCCATGCTCATCGCCTCCGCTTGTAGGGATTATACCCTGTTATCGCCTTCACTTGTCTCATTTGTAACATGTCACGGTCCTTTTTGACCACCGGGTAGGCAAACGACATGGCCCAGCAGTCGGAGAAGTCGGGAGATGGGAAACCCTCGGCCTTGAGCTCCTTTTTGCCGATGAGCTGGATCCTGCCATCAAGCCTTGGGACAGTGTCGATGCTCGTGATGTCGGTCCGCAGAGTCTCGATTTCTGGTAGCGCCCCCCCTTCCTTGAGCCATTTTCGACCATCGTTGTACATCTCGGCCCGTTTGTTGACGAAGCTGGGATCGCTCGACGCATCACCGAAATTGACGAGCACCCAACGTCTTCCCATCGTTTTGCCGCCTGAGTAGACACCGGTCCCATAACCCATATCGATAAAAACGGCGTCGGCTCGTAGCTCGTCCTCATACCTAGCCAGCTTCGTTGCGACCACGATGTCGTTGTCGTTTTTTGGGATAACTTCAAGTATGTTGAACATGAGCCCCTGACGTACACCGATCGTTAGCTTGTCCTCTCCGGTCCAGGCCGAGTCACATGTCAGAATGACCGGCGCGAAATCATACTGGTCTTTGCGCAAGTGGCGGCCAAAGGCAGCATCCACCAAGTCGGCAGAGATGAACTGCAAAAACGATGCGGCGGGAAACATACCACGCACGCGAATCTTAAAAAAATCGGAATCCTCGCCATAGTCCTCGGCCCACTCGGCAATCTGCACCGCGTTGGTGCCTTCGACGTCCCGGCTGTCGAGATTGCGTGTTGCCCACCGCGCACGATACGCACGCCAGCATTCTCTGAACCTACCTTTTGCCCTTGTCGGGTTGCCGAACGCACACCAAATGATCTCAGTGTTATCGTCGGTGAGCGCCCCCTCGGAAACCTCCCAAATCTCATCGTGGATCGCAGACGCCTCGTCGAAAATGAGAAGGATGCGCCGGCCTTTGTTGTGCAGCCCCGCAAACGCCTCGGTGTTGTGGATGGACCACGGTACCGCGTCAATGCGCCAATTCTCCTCATGCTCCGGGTCGACAGAGAATAGCGCAGTCTTTG